TGTACGATTCATACTAAAGCCTCTATACCCCCTATTCTTAAAGTGATAGAATAATCTAGGTTTATTATTTTCAGCAAGTAAAGGCATTCCATAAAATACACACGCCATTAAAACTTCTTCAAAAAATATCTCAGCAGTTTGTGGCCTGGCTACATATTCTAAAAAGAATTCACTACTTGGAGCATCATCCATGTTAAACTTAGTCATTCCGTGCAGCGCTCCATTAGACCCTCGGCCTCCAACAGTCCCGGATATATCATAAGAGTCACAACCAAAAGCTCCAATGTGCTCATTTCCAGGATAGTAAACTCCATTCTTAGAGTATAAATTATTATTCATTCCTTTTTTTGGAGTCCAAGAAACCCTAAATCTTCCTCTAGAATCTGGAGTCCAAATGACCTCACTGTCTTTTACTCCGTTCTTCCAATAAAACCTCCCTCTAGTTACATGATGCTCCATTATCAAAGAGTCATTGTAATCTATTTGTTGATATATTTTAGTTAGATTAAATAAAGACGATTTACTTTCATCTCTAAAAGCATGAGACTCTGTTCGAGGAAATTGTCTATAAAATTCATTTAAAGCATCAGCGTCCTTCTTTAAAGAATCTACTTCAGCCTCCCAATAATCTATAGCTCCATTAATTATTTTTTCACCATCAACACCCATTATAGGTTTTTCGGGCTTATAAAAAACAGGCATTCCATAAAGGTCTATAAACCCCTCCATATTCCACTCCATAGGTATAAATAAAGAGTACATTCCGCTTTTAGTTTGACCATTAGCATTCCTTTCTTTTGGATTAGAATCTTCGTAGAGTTTTTTAAAATTATCACCTCCCTTACTAAGTGAGTTAGAGGTAGACCCCATTAGGCATTTGCCTATAATTTTACTCCCCAACCTCAAGCAAGTTTTTGTAACCCTCCAATTATTTAAAATATTATTAGGTTTTACCCACTTTCCTGATTCATCGTGAACTAGTAAAAGTAATTTTTCTCCATCATAGGAGTTATCGTCTGTATTCTTCCAATCAATAGTTGTGTCTAATCCATATAACTCATCATCCACTACATCATACATGTTTTTTTTAGTTATTTTAGATGCAGGAATTCTAAATGCTAATTCAGTTTTAGGCTTATCCATACCGTCTTGTATGGGTTTAAAAAAGAAAGGAAGTCTAGTTGATATAGGAACTACCTTGTCGGTAAACATTTTTTTAGCATCAGAACCGGTTTTAGAAAGTATTCCAACTCTAGAATCTTTCGCTAAAGAACCTGTATTCACACATTCAGAAGAGCCCATAAAAGAAAATCCAGATCTTCGTATTTTTAAATAGTCCATACCAAAACACCTGTTATCCGCTTTGCACGCTTCCCAGTATAAAAAGAAAATCCTATTAGCTTCTCTAAAATCAGGATAACCTACATCAATACTAGTCCATTGAAGATACATATAATGAGAGCCTGTTATATATGTAGGGGCTCCATTGTTATAAAACCAAAAACCTAAATCTCTATTATCAAATTCACCTTCAATATAATCAACCCAATTAGATTTAAAATTATCAGGCATTTCATTCCAATGAAATATAGAGGAGATTTTCGTAAGATCTTTAGGAAGAGAATGTCTTTCCCAGTATTGCTCTTTTTTATTTTTACTTCTTTGATAAATTTTATCCGGTATCTTAGGTAGAGCTATACGAACATCATTAATACATATGATATCCTCTATTTGACCAGTTTTAGAAATAACAACTATATCGTATTTTTCGTTATACCCGTAAAGCCAAGTCTTAGCTTTGTTTTTTTTCTTTAAAACACCACTAGGGACAACATTAAAAATTTTCTCGTATAATTTATTTTGATCTTCTTTCTGCAAATCCTTGTTTTGTTTTAGTAACGTTAGGCTGTGAAGATAAGTTTAAATTTTCCTGTTCTAAATCAATCTTATTTAATATATCGAAAGCATCAAATATAGCTAACTTCTTTGTAGCAGCAGCATTCTTTAATCTATCTGCGGCAAGTTCATCTTCAGGATCATGTTTTATTATATCCTCTTTAGCTACTTTTATTAACTGCTCAACAGCTTTTTTACCGGCGCTTATTATTTTTATCTTTAATTCTTCAGATTTCATAATTTCAAGGTTATTTGATGATCAAACATCCTATAAAGTTTTTTGCCATCAACTTCAAACTGATATTCACTTTCAGGCTTAAAGCATATTTTATCCCCAGAGTTTATTCCTTTAGATTTTAAATACTCATTTGAGTATTTCATTATTCCTATTAAAGGTTCATTCCTAAAGTTTTTGTATAAGAAAGAATCTTCTTTGGGAATTGGCTCTACAAAACAATACCTGTCGTGACAACTCCAATGATCATTGTGTTTATACATATAGAACTGATCGTTTTCTATAAAAAACAAATCATCTTTAAAAAAACTTTTGCCGCTTTTCTTCCTGCCCTTCATGTCATTATAAAACTTAAATACATTATGATGAACCAAAAGAGTATCTCCTTTCTGTATAGGTCCGTTATAGCCTATAGGAGTAGACTCAACAACAGCCATCCTGTTTGAGGCTAAATGATTTTCCTCTGAAGTACTAGTGATTAATTCTATCCCCGAAACCTCCTTAGTGTTGTTATATCGCTTCCCCTCTAAGGGCTTAGCTATAAAAAAAAATGGAGATCTCATGATTATGATCCACACCCCTCGCAATCAACAGAAGAGTCAGTAGGCTTTACATTATTAAGTTTCATTTCAATCTGATGAATTCTGTCTTGAATTTCAAGAGACTCCATCCAATCAGAAGTTTTTTTCTTTTTTTCAGTCAACATATTAAACTCATCTAGTAATTCTCCTGTATTCATCTATTAAAAATTAATGTTATACTCTGTTGATATAGGCATAGTAGGACTAAATTCTTTCCACAAAAGAACTTCATCTTCTCTTTGAATCCAAATTTTTATAGTATTAGTTTCAGGATCGCTCTTTATTAAGTGTATAAAGTATTTACCGCCTAAAACTTCTTGTCCGACTAAGTAGTGCATTGCACCAGTCTTGTAATCAGGTCCGATTGATATTTTTCTAATATCCATTGTATTTAATTTAATTGTAATACAAAGATATAAATTATTTGCTTTAGGTTTTTACCTATCTATGCTTGTTGTTTCCGAAAACTTTTTCAACACCTCGAGACCCGAAGTATCCACCAATCACTATAGTTAAAAGCCCAGTGATATCATCCAAAGGATAGCCTAAGTACCATCCGCAAACATAGGAAATTACTAAGAAAATTAAAGTCAAAGGTCTTACGTTACTAGCCAACCAGCTCCCACTTCTAGAGTCTGCCACCCACCTTCTTGTTGTGCCATCAATTTCTGCACGTTCAATTTTTAGTTTCTCTAAAGCAACCTCTTTATCTTCAGGAGACATATCGCTGCCTCCGATTATAGCCTGTATCACAGATCCAACAGGAGTGTCACCAGCTATTGAGCCAACAACACTAGGTATTTTTTCTAGCAAAAACTGACCAACCTTAGTGTCTTTAAATTTCTTTTTACTCATATATTAATAAGTCCAGATAGTCATATTAGGAGCTCCAGGGTATCCAATACCTACATGAACAAAATTACTTTTTCTGGATATCCCTATTCTTTTAAACCCACATTTAATTGCAGCCGCTACTAAAAGATACGTGGCTTCTCCGCCTACGCATTTAATATCTACAGCAGCGCCATACGTGTGCTCCCCAGGTTTTTCTTTTTTAGCTTCAATTGGATGATCGGTAGACCTGTAAGAAGAATTTATAACTATAGGCGATCCGTACTCAACTCTTAAAGCATCAAGCATCCCTAGTATCTTAGGGTTCATTTTGTCTATATTTCCTTTAAAGTCTCCTTTATCCGTAAAATACTTTAGCTTCATTTTTTATCCTTTAAAGTTTTATTTGCAGAATCCCTGTCGTCAAAGTCTAATGCAGCTTTTAGTATTATCTTATCCATAACATTATCTTGATTTTCAAGCATTTGTTTTTGTAGTTCGATCACCATATTTTCGAGGTTATCTTTTGCCGCAACCAACAACTCAATTTGATGCTCCTTTTTTTCTAAGCTAGATTTTAAAGCATTAACATCGTCAGGCTTAGCTCCTGTAATTGTACTAACAACAATACCAATAGACGCGCTGATTGTACCGATTAACATCATTACAACCTCCTTGTTTGTGTCTAAAACAGGATACTGCATTAGTATAAATATGATTGCCATTACAAGTAAGAATATAAATAAACTCCCTATGTAGTGACGTAATTCTCTCGCTATTCCGTTCTTAGGTAGATTCATTTATTATTTTTTTTCCCCATTAAATACCATTTATGTATAGTGTATCCTATAGATACTGACAAAAGAATTACTTTTAATAGTATATCAATTTCAGACATTGATATAGCTAATGTAGATATGTTTATTGTGTATATTTTCAAATCAGTTAAATTCATTATTTTAAGAATTTATTATTATCGAACCCGTGTTTTTCCACACGTAAATTGTAAACGAGGTCCTAACATAGGTACTAGGCGTTCCTGTAGTTGTTACAGATAATGAGTTTGGAACTTTAATCATAGTGAAGCCTGAGCCACCACTCGAGAGACCTCCGCCTCCACCACCTGTATTAGCTAAGGCATTTACAGTATCCCTACCGCATCCTCCGGGTGGGTCTGCTCTTGGGAATGTTATAGACGCACCATATCCAGTGCCTCCACCACCTATATAAGTAATGCCATTAGTAACTTCACCTATCAATTCTGTTTGAAGCTCTGCTTGAGTTAGAAAATCATAAGATGGATTTACTGATGTTGGATCAACACCAATACCTCCTGTTCCGCCACGTTGCCAATAAGTTCCTAAGTTCTGACCAACTCCCCCTAAACCTGCGCCACCAACAGCAGAAGCTCCTCCAAGGGATCCAGTCCTGTATGCTTGTGTATATTTATTTATAAATGCTTGGCTTGCTATTATAGCGGCATCATCTAGAGATCCAAACGCTCTACCCCTTACATCAAAAGCATTTCCTATGCTGGATGTAGTAGTTCCACTGCTTGTCCTTCCCCTTCCGCCTGAGCACGTTCCTCCAGTAGTAGGCGTTGAGTTATATGTTCCGCCTCCACCACCTAAGATAACTGCTTGATTAATTCCAGACCCTATTGTGGCACTTCCTCCAGGAGTCGTAGCTCCCGACGCCCAAGCCCCTCCGGCGCCTACTACAACAGGAGTGACAACATCTTTTACTGTGTAAAAATAATTATTATCGTACGTTCCACCGCCGCCGCCTCCGCCGCCATAACTTGCTGCAGGTATACCTCCGCCAGCGCCACCTCCACTTAGAATTAAATACTCTAAACCTACTAAGTCAGGTATTGCACCGCCGCCAGCTCCACCGCCAGCAGGAAAGAAGTCTGTAAAATTACTCATATATATTTATTTATTCATTAGGAATTTCGTTCTCTTCTACCCATTCTTGAGTTTCTTCATTCCACTCGTAATTCCCCTCGGGCTTAGGAATTGGAGGATCCCAATCTCCTGTAGTTTCATTTAGCGTCCAACTTTCATAAGGTTGTGGGGATGCAAAAGAATCTATAGATTCTATGTATGTACCTCCTATTCCTGCGTATTGTTTTCTAAAATTACCATTATAAGATGTTTGTTTAAAAACTATGTTTGGCATAATATGCTCTAAAAAAGCAAGGCCGTTTTCTTCTTCTGTTCCAGGACCATTAGCCGTATCCTGATTACTTACCACGATAACGTTTATTACTTTATTATTTTGGTCTAATTGTGCGAAATGCGCCATAATTTAATAATTTATTGTTTAAGAATTTATTGTTATTGAACCTGTGTTTTTCCATACATATATTGTATATGCTCCTTGAGTATATGTACTGGGCGTTCCTGTAGTTGTTACAGATTGAGATGTTAAAACTCTAATCATAGTAAAACCTGATCCTCCACTTGAGAGGCCGCCGCCGCCGCCGCCTGTATTAGCTAAAGCATCTACAGTGTCTCTACCACATCCTCCAGGCGGGTTTGCTCTTGGATTAGTTGCAACTGCACCATATCCCGTGCCGCCGCCACCTATGTAAGAAATACCGGTGGTTACCTCGCCTATGAGTTCTGTTTGCAATTCAGCTTGTGTTAAAAAGCTAGATGTTACAGTAGTTGGGTCTAATCCAATACCTCCTGTTCCGCCGGTTTGCCAATTACCTGTACTTACGCCCGGGCCGCCTAAACCTGCAGCTCCACCACCACTTCTACCAACCACAAGGCCATTAAGATACGCCTCTGTTGTTTGATTTATAGATGTGTCAGCTATAATTAAATCTGTATCGTTTAGTCTTGCTAATTGTTTGCCTTTTTGGTTAAAACCATATCCCATATCTCCCGGAGTATTTCCTGTACCTGAGGTCACACCTCTTCCTCCAAGGCAAGTACCTCCAGTAGTAGGCGTTGTGCTATATGTTCCGCCGCCGCCGCCTAGTATTGTTACTTTATTAACATCTACTCCTATTTCAGAATTTCCACCAGGCGTGGTAGTTCCCCCTGAGTAAGCTCCCCCAGCTCCTACTAATACTGGTATAGTAGTGTCTTTATTGGCGTAAAAATAATCATTAAGCAATGTACCGCCACCGCCGCCGCCGCCGCCGTAAGTTGCTCCAGATATGCCGCCGCCAGCGCCACCTCCACTTAAAATTAAATATTCTAAACCTACTAGATCAGGTATTGCTCCTCCGCCTCCGCCTTCAGCTGCGGGAAAAAAATCTGTAAAATTGCTCATATTTATTTATTTATTTATTAAGAAGCTCCAACTATTGTCCATCCATTAGTTCCTGAACTATAAACAAGATCAAACGAAGCGTTAGCGTTATTTATTGTAAGGTTAGATGAAGAGCCCATTATAGGTTCGTTTGAAGCGGCTTGCTGAATTACATTACTAACATTTCCTCCAGAAGCTACACCTTGATTAGCGATACTAAAAGAATCTCCATCACTTGGGTTACTAGGTAGGTCTAAGAAAACTGAACTCGGAGAAGTTAAAACATATAAAGTGTCTAATATAACACCGACGCTTCCTCCAACTGAAACTGTCTGAGTTTGTAGTGAACCTCCAGCAGCAACCTCTATTATTTTTCCGACATTATTTACCGCTAAATTATATGCGGCTGTACCTGTTTTAGTACCTTGTCCATACTGACCTAATATCGCAGATCCCGGATCATTATTAACTCCTAACGTAAGTATGTTAGAGCCACCTCCTTGAATATTTAAGTCAGTTGTAGTAGAATTAATAATAGAAGGATTACCTAAGGTTTGACTAGCGCTAAATTGCAACTCGTTAGTGCTCGAATTCGCACGTAAGTTTAAAGTCGGATCACTAGCATTCTCATGAATATCTACGCTATATTGAGGAGAAGGAGTTCCAATACCTATATTTAAATTTGAATCAACAACAAGATTTGCATCACTAGTTATCTGTTTTGTTGCCTGTCCACCTGCAGCAGCATAAAATGCTAATCCTCCGCCTAGCCCATTAAAGGTTGTAGCTCCATCATTATCTATTGTTATTTCTGTAGCTGATGTTCTAGTTAGCGTTATACCGGTTCCTTCTGTTAAACTAACAGTAGAGTCTGTTCCTGCAGCCGCATCTAAATTTAAAGGAACACTAGATCCTGCTTTAGTGCCAGCGTTTAATGTGTACGTGTCACCTGAAGCATCTACATAAGATTTTGTTGCGGCATCTTGAGCGCCTGTTGGATCAACTACGTTTGTTATTTTATTAGTAGCCATACTAAGTTGGCCACCTATAGAAACCGAAGTACTTGCGGTGATTAAATCGACAGTATCTCCAGAAGAAATTGATCCAGAACCTGAAACATAAACTAATTGAGTCCCATTTAGACCACCTCCTGAACAGTTAGGACAATAACCTATACGTATAGTAGATGCGCCATTGGCTGCATTTTGACCCGCAGGCTGAGTAAAGGTTAATGTTCCTCCTCCAGAAAACGTAAAAGTAAAAGTTATATCCGTTGAATTTGTATTATAAGGAGGAGTAAATGCAGGCCACCCTGTAGCATTTCTGAAAATATCCGCTTGAGCTTGACTACCAAAATCTACATAAAACTGAGAAAGATCATTTGCTCCAGTCCCAAAAGGATTAGAGGAAAGTGAAATAGGAAGCGAAACAGATCCACTACTTGGAGTTGCTGGAATAAAACCCGAGCCTACGTTTAAAGTGATGGCAGACTGAGTGCTTTGACTAACTATTGAATCTCCTATAGCGTTAGCTGATGTAAATAAAGGAATATTTCCAATTGTAGGTGTCCCGCTCTCAACTACTGCTCCGGGTGCTGATATTACTATATCATTTGTTGCCGCCGTTCCTGTTACAGTTATCGCTCCTGTACCAGAAAAAGCTATTCCGCTATTTGCCGCTGTACTCCCTGGTTTAGTTCCAGTAAGAGTTAAAACAGGAGATACACCATCTGCTGTAGTCATAGCATAAGTTGTATCTAAATTTAAGGGAGGTATTTGAACATTTAAGTCTCCAGCAACCTTATACCCCACTACCTTATCTATAGTAGCCGCGTCTGTTGCGTTTGTGAATTGAGAAAATTTTACTGCCATTTTATTTTCTTGTATTTTTTATTATTATTGTTCTGTTATCATGTCTTCGTTAGGTAATCCCGTTCCATCTTCCGTAATCATCTGCAAACCTAATTCAGTTACTATATCTTTAATACCGATGGGCGCAGTCCCTTCAGGCTGATTGAATCCAATGAAATTCGCTATCGCTATAAAACTAGGCATATTATATGTTTGTAATTATTGCAATTACCAGAGCGCAACTATGTTAGTAGCTGTAGTTCCTCCTGTAGCCCATACTTTTAAAACTTGAACAGGAAAGAATGTCCCGGTATTTACACCTACAAATGTAAGATCATCACCACCTACGGTAGTTACTCTTAAATCTCCTCCAGCTCCTATATATAAAACAGCTCCTCCTTGAACACCCCCGTAAATAGAATATCCTGCTGGTTGAGCTGCAAATATAGCATCTTTAACTTGTAATGTAGTTCCGTTAACAACAGAAACTAACTCTGATTGAGTACCCGTGCTAGTGTTGATTATTATCATCCCTGGCTTTAAACCACTTAAAGTAAAAGATAGAGTAGCTGGATCTGATGTATCTGTTCCAGTTCTATTATTATCAATAAGAAGTAAACTCCCAGCCCCTACTGCATCAGTAGTTCCTGTAGGTCCTGACGTACTAATATCAGGTATGTTTGTATTGTCACTAGGATAAACTGACCATGCTCTGCCAGCTTGTAATTTTTGGTATGCCATAATTATTTATTTTTTATAAGGAAACATTCTATTTCAAGTGTCTCATCTATCTTCACATCCGCAGCCTTCAG